AGTTCGGCATCAGGTCTCCAAATCCACCCGGCAGGCATCGCGATACCAACCCAGGTTCTTTCGTAAACGATCATCAGTAGGGGCCAACTCAACGGCGTCTATGCCGTGACGAAGAGCCTCCGCGAAAAGCCCCAGGTTGTAAGCAGCGAGGGCGGCTAGGTCGTGCGGAAAGTAGCCCCACGCTCGCGGCTCCGTGAAGTACGTAAGGTCACGCTCCGTAATGGAAAGGGCTTTCAAAGCGGCGAAGTAGCAGCCCGCCCAATCCTCACGCTTGTAGTAAACGTCCGCGAGATCAACCCACCCCTCGCGACGCTCCGGGATCTCCGCACAAGCTCGCAAAACCCAACCTTCGGCTTCTTCGGGCTGCGCCTGGGCTAGATAGCGCATAGAAGCGGCTCGCTCAGGCTTCCAAGTTTCAAGTTCAAGCTGCCGGAGCAAGTGCGGGACCGCTTCCGCCCAACGGCTCTCATAGGCGTACTCGCGACCCAAATAGAAGCGGTATCGACTGTTGTCCGGCTCGCGTTCAACTGCCGCTTCAAGCATCGGGAGATACTGCGCCCGCGACTTAGAGCGGTCCGGCTTGTGAGCCATAACCAAGTCACAAGGCGCTTGAATCTCAGGGGAAGCGTCCTCTTGCCGGGTTAGGTACTCGTGAATCGAACCGCGCCACTCGTACCCGCCGTCATTGAGTCCGATTGCGTGACCGGCGTACTCGTAACCCGGAGCAAATATGTACCGGTAGCGCGGCCTAGTAACGCCTTCCGGGAGAGCTTCTAGGGCTTTGCGCCAGCCGGGGTGAAGAACCTCGTCCAGATCAACGTTAACCGCCCACGCACCATCAGGGACAAGCGCCAACGCCTCGTTTCGGGCTTTATCGAACGCCCAGGGATTAACGACCGTTTCGTGAACCTCAATTCCCAAAGACCGGGCAAGCTCTACGGTCGCGTCGTCGCTTCCCGTATCGAGAATGACGCGCTTATCAGCGTCGCGGCTTGCCTGCTCCCAACGCTCTACGTGCTTTGCTTCGTTCTTGGCAATCCCGTAGACACAAATCAACTAAGCCCGCCTACTGGCTGACCGGGAAGCGCCGCTAGGTGAAAGCGCATTAGCCAACACGCACGGGGCGTACTACAAAAGCCGGATAACGATACGCGGCGTTTGCTGTGACCGCTTTCCATTCCGGCGTCAGCGTGACGGCGGAAAGCCCCGTCTTAATTTGCGTTCGCGTTATCCAAAGCGAGGGTGCGTTAGAAGCCCCTAGTGATTCCGTAAACATCGCGTCCGTATCGCTGCTAGCCGCAGAGCCAATTTTGAAACTCATATACGCAACACCTGACGATGCGGTGTTTCGTGAATAGGTATTCATAGTGATTTGGTAATCACCAGCGAGCGGCAGCGTGATCGCGGCGCAAGCACCCGTGATTGTTCCGTAGCCCCCACCTGCTGTGCGCGTTGAGTCATTCGCGGTTCCCTGAGTCATTAGCGGCGACCCGCCGACGAACTCCCACTTGTAAGACGAGCTAGACCCACTTCGATACCGCAAGTGCCAGATCACGCCATCAGTCGCATTGGCCGCGTAGTAAATTTCCTGCCCGTCAATAGGGCTTGACGGCAGAGACGTTTCATACGTCGGACCCTTAGCTAACGTCGGGTTCGGGTACGTCCCGGTAAGGTCGCCACCAGCCGTACCGCTGATCTTTTGTAGCTCCTGGCCGGCGCTGTCGTAAACCTGAAAGCCCATTAGCCGACGCGAATAGGGGTTACTTGAAATCGCCTAAAGGCGACGCTGGCAGTCCCGCTCGTACATCTATATTGAATCTTGACAACTGTGTTCGCAGATATTCCAGTCTTTACGCTTTGTCCACCTGCGGCAATTGTCCCGACATTACTTTGGGCTAGCCTGTCATTATCACTTGTTGCGGCGCTTCCAATTTTAGGAGCAATAATGGTCGCCTGAGACCCCGCATCTGTATTTACAGTCAAACGCAAAACGTAATCTCCAGCAAGAGGAACAGTTACGCTTGGGCCAACGGTCGCAAGATCAACAAAGGTTGTGCTGTTACAGGTTTCGTTAGTGGCAATTTCGTGCCAAAGTGGGGAGCCGCCGATAAACTCCCACTTGTAGCTAGACGACGAAGACGAGCGGTAACGCAAGTGCCAAATTACGCCGTTGGTCGCGTCAGCGGCGTAATAAACCTCCGTACCATCAGCAGGGGTAGAGGGCAGCGACGTAACGTATGAAGGCAGCCCAGGCTTAGTGATTAGCGCCCCGGCGCTGTCAAACGTCTGCCAAGTCATTAGGTGATCTCAACCCCGGAGACCGTGATCGTCAGCTTCGACGCAACCTCACCCTGACTGCTCAACGTCTCGTTATTGCTCATAACGATAGACCCGTTGAACTCAGCCCAACCACCCGCAGGAATCGTTGTCTGCGGGAGAATGAGATTGCTGTCAGCAGTCCCGGCCTGCCAGAGCTTCACCCACCTAGCCGACGTATCCGTGTTCACGATACGAATGCTCTTAACAATCGTCGAGTTGCCCGCAGTCGCGGGCGAAGTGTAAAGCGTCCCGGCCGACGAACCAGCCTGCGCCTGAGCTAATTTCTTGAAAGTTTCAGCCATAACCTAACCTCCCGCGAACATCGCGAACGCAAGTGAACCCGCGCCGGTAGCGCCTGTATTTCCGGTTGCTCCGGTATTGCCCTGAGATCCGGTCGCTCCGGTATTTCCTGTCGGACCCTGCGGGCCTGTCGATCCGGGTTCGCCTTGCGGGCCGGTTGGACCCTGACTGCCGGTAGCTCCCGCCTGACCTTGCGGACCCGTCGCTCCAATATCGCCCTGAGCGCCGGTCGGACCCTGCGGGCCAGTATCTCCTTGCGGACCGGTGTTTCCCTGGGGACCGGTATTGCCGGTCGCTCCCGTATTGCCGGTATCGCCCTGCGGGCCGGTGCTTCCGGTTGGACCCTGCGGACCGGTGTTTCCCTGAGCGCCAGTTTCACCCTGCGGTCCCGTACTACCTGTCGCACCCTGAACGCCGGTCTCGCCCTGCGGTCCGGTCTCACCCTGCGGACCGGTGCTGCCAGTCGCGCCCTGCGGGCCAGTATCTCCTTGCGGACCGGTGTTGCCCTGCGGTCCCTGAGCGCCGGTACTTCCTGTCGCTCCCGTCTCGCCCTGCGGACCCGTGTTCCCCTGGGGGCCGGTGTCACCGGTCGCGCCCTGCGGACCTGTATCGCCTTGCGGGCCTGTCGCGCCCGTTTCGCCCTGCGGTCCCTGAATGCCGGTAGCGCCCTGATCGCCAGTAGCTCCGGTGTTGCCTTGCGGGCCGGTCTCTCCTTGCGGGCCGGTAGGTCCGGTCTCGCCCTGAGCGCCCGTACTGCCCTGCGGGCCGGTCTGTCCTTGCGGGCCGGTGCTACCTGTTTGACCCTGCGGGCCGGTTGGACCCGTGACACCCGCGAGAGCTACTTCAGCCCAAAAAGTGTTTGAAGTGTCCGTAGCGGGATCATCGCCGGTCGTGGACTGAACCGCGATATACGTTGATCCGCTTCTCGATACAACGTCATTAGCGACGTAAGGCGTCGAAGGATCCCACTCTCCGGCCCAATCGAAACTTGTTCCCTGAGCGCCGGTAGGGCCGGTGTCGCCTTGCGGTCCGGTCTGACCCTGCGGACCCGTGTTTCCCTGGGGTCCGGTGTCACCCTGCGGTCCCGTCTCTCCCTGCGCACCCGTGTTGCCGGTCGGACCCTGCGGGCCGGTGTCACCCTGAGCGCCGGTCGCGCCCTGCGGGCCGGTCTCACCCTGCGGACCGGTGCTGCCAGTCGCGCCCTGCGGACCTGTATCTCCGGTCGGTCCCTGATCGCCGGTTGCCCCTTGTATGCCCTGATCGCCGGTCGCGCCTTGCGGACCCGTATTGCCCTGCGGTCCAATCTCACCCTGCGGGCCAGTTGCGCCCTGCGGACCGGTGCTGCCGGTCTCGCCTTGAACGCCTTGTATGCCCTGTACGCCCTGAGAACCGCTAGCTCCCTGCGGGCCGGTGCTTCCGGTATCGCCTTTCGGGCCGGTGTTTCCCTGCGGACCTTGCGCTCCGGTCGGACCGGTTGGCCCTGAGTCCTTATCGTTCGGGACGAACTTTGATCCGTCCCATTCAAGAACCTGCCCGGACGTCGGGGTTCCGTCTACATCGTCAAGTTGAAGAAGGCGACGGATAATCCGAATTGCGGGCAACTGACAACCTCAACGGAGAGCGGGGACGAAGAAGAACTGCGAAGGCGACGGCGGGGAATCGAACCCCGCCAAACCCGGAGTCCCAACAAGGGGACTCGTCCAGGGCGTCGCTGAACCTGCCTACGAAGCGTTCGTGATCTTGCTGAACGCGCCGTTGAGATCGTGGACGGCGAAACCGACCCTCATCTCCCAAAGGACCGCAAGCTGATTGGTCTGCCAGAGGTTCACCGGAGTACCGCCAACGCTGACGGTCGCCTGATCGCTCGTCTTGACCGTAATATCGCTACGAATAGCGATCACGGCCTGAGACCAATCACCAACAACACCGGCAACCTTGCCAGCGCCAGCCGGGAACCCGTCCAGGTTAGACGAGTAATTAATCGGCAGGCCGTACAGGGTGTCCGGCTCGCGATTAAACCCAGCGGTGTAAACCGGGACGGTCGTCTCAACCGTGTTCCGGGCGTCGCGCAGGTGAGCGCGAACGTCCGAAGCGGCGACAACCGCGTTCGGGGAGTAGCCCGAACCCTCTACGTCCTCCATCGCGTCAGAGACGGCCTTAGCAAAAGCATCGCCAGTCGTGCCGATCTCCGCGCTTTGAGTCGTATCGGTGATCTCGTCGTCAAAGTTGCCGGTGATCGCCGTACCGTTGGCGTATCCGAGCATATGAGCGTCGAGCTTGTCAGCAAAAGCGCCAACAACGTCGGGGGTAACGAGACGACGAGGGTCGTCCTGAGCGTCCTCTAGAAGCTCCTGCGTGTAGAGAACAATCGCGGCCAGCTTCTTGACGTTAATCGTCAGGGAGCCAAACTCCGCGCCGGTAACGGGCTTCTCTGCCGCTTCATCGACAAAATCGACTTCGGGGCGGCCAGAGTAGACCGAGTAAACACGCTGATTTGAGCCGATCCGCTCAACACGCGCCAGAGACGCGACGGCGGACTCACGACGAAGACCGTCAATGAGGGTTGCCCCGTACTCTTCCGGTACGAGGATTCCGCCTGCGGCATCGGTCCCTTCAGCGAAGGGGATCTGATTAGCCATAGGTAATATCTGCTCCTTAGCAGTTTTCGGTTAACTAAATTGAGCGCTTTTGCGCTCGTAGCCGCCGTTCCCGGCGTTTGTTCAGCCGCTCTTTCCTACTGAGAGAACGTGGACCCGGTTCTTCGATTCCCGCCCGGTCACGGGTCGCGTAATACGCGAGAGCAGCGTCAGCCCGACCCTGGGGCCGGTCCTTTTGACGATGTTCAACGATGATCTTCTGACTCAGGTCAGCTTTAGGCATTCCGTGTAGCGGGTGCCAAAGCCAACGCCCGTCGCGAAGTTTCCAATGGTGGTGCGCCGGACCAACCTCAATGCCCCTGTAGGGGCGAAATAGCAGCGGGTGAAGGCTGATACCCGTCGTATTGTCCAGCGTGACGCACGCGACGCTTTCGCGAACGTCCTTCAGGGCTTCTCTCGCGCCCAGGTGGTCGGTGATAACAAAGTCACCGTCCAGAATGAAAAACCAATCCCCAGCCTTGTTCGACGCGAGTCTTTCGCCGTAGCGAAACATCTTCTCTCGCTTCTCAACCTCCCCACCAACCCAAACGGTTTCCGGAACGTAAAGGTTGAGTTCAATCCCAATTTCCTGACAGACGTCGCGAATAACGTCGTGACTGCGCTCACCGCTAGAGGGCTTGCCGCCGGGATAAAGCTTGTAGGCACCATCGACCGCCACGAGCGCGTCAGCGAACCCCTGAAGACTGCCGATCGACTCCCTGAGCATTTCGTCTGTCTCGTCGTAAAACGAGAGCAAGGCGACAATCCTCATAGCGAAACGACTTGTGAACCCGAATCAAGTTCGCGATACCAAGCAACATCACTCGGCACAACTCGCGGCCCGCTCATAGGCTCCCCACGAGCCGCCTCAACTAGCACCGCAGGAAGATTTACGCCGGTACTCGCAAAGTGATAACTCGTGGTCCCAAACCGGCCAGCGTTGATCTCCGTTAGCTTCGGAACGCCGTTGCGGTCCTCGCGCAAATCGAACATCAGAACGCCGTTAGCGCTCCCAGGCAAAGCCTCAACAACCCGGTAAACAACGTTGCGAACATCGAGCCGGTCAACCGTTACCTGAAGATTCGCAGTCGAAGCGACCCTCGCCGGGTTACGAGAAGCGCCGTGAAGCCGCAAACGCTCCTTCATTCCAAACGCGAGCAGTTTCCCGTCGCGCCAAACCCCCGTGTAAGACAAGTCCTTACCGGGCAGACGCTCGCTGATAACCCACTCCTCCGGCTCAATTCCGAACCGGTCTCGATGGTGGTCAATCCACGCCTGAGCGATCCCAGCATCAGAAACGGGAAGAGCGCCAGAGGAACCCGCCCCTGACCGCAACCGAAGCCAACAATCGCCGCCCAACTCGTCTATGACCTCACCAATCGGCTGATCTTCCGAGACAAGCCTTGTCTCCGGCGCGTCAGTCCCAGCAACAATCGCGGTTCGATACTTGTCCTGCGCCACAAACAACGCCGCCCGATCCGGGAGCATTGTCGGCGCGTTCAACTCGTGCGCGTGACGGGAGAGGTACTGAACCTCCGGGTCGGGCTGCGCGTGAACAAACCCAACGTCGTACCGGTCGATCAGATCATTCAAGACCTCAACCGGACGATCCGGGTCCACAAGCTCGCGAAACCTACCCCTAGCTACCTGAATAGCTACCGGGTCAACGTCAACCGCAACGGTTTCGTGACCCATTTCGTAGATCGCTCGCGTGAAGTTGATCCCAGCCGGTCCCCCAGCGCCCAGGACAAGAACGCGCACTACTTACGGGCGGCTTTGAGAATCTTCGCTCCAAGCTCGGCGGCGGGATCCAGCGACTCGTTCGGAGCAGTCGCCCTAACGCCCTGATCCGCCGGTTGCGGAGTCCGCGAACCGAACAGGTGCGGCTTGCTCTCCACAAGCGCTTTCACTCGCTCGTCTGCGTCCTCAACCTTCCCGGTCTCCGGGTCGATCGTGAAAGTCTCAGACGCAAGAAGCGCAACAACGTCGTCGGGGTCAATTGCCCCCTGACGAGACGCCTCCGCAACCAGAGCGCTTCTGATCGCCTGCTGATCAGCACGCTTCGCGATCTCCTCGCGCTCACGCTCGGCCTTTTCGGCGCGCTCAATCAGCTTTTCAAGCTCTGTTTTCTGCTCGGCCTGAAGTTCATCGAACTGCTCGGCCTTCGCTTTCATTTCATCAAAAGCGGAAAGCTTCTGCTCTACTTCCTTACGGTCACGAGCGAGCCTCTGCGCCACAACCCGATCGACCTCTTCCTGAGTCATATAGACCTTCGACTCCGGGGCCGTCTCCTCGCTGACGGCTTCCTGAACCTGCTCCGTATTCTCTTCCATACGTACCCTTTCCACCCCAGGGGGCGTGATAACCGCTCGTTAAACGCCGAACGTTTGCGTTAAGACGAAATGAGATCCGTCAAAGGCTTTTCGCTGACCATCGGAGCGCCACCAAGCTTCATAGGAAGTTCGTTGACAAGCTCCGAAAGCGGAAGGCCGCCACGAATCAGGTCAGCTTTGCGTTCCCCGCCGCGACCCTCAAAAAGCGCGTCCTGCTCCGCTTTTGTCTTCTGATCGAAGATTTCTTTTCCGGTCGGGCGACTGATCGAGCCGCGATCACCAACAAGAACCGGCTCTTGGACACAATGGCAGTTAGGGTGGCCCCGGAACGCCTCTTCCGGCTCGTGAACGCGGCCATCTGACAACGCAAGGCAAGCCCCGCAAGCTGAAGCGCGAGGAACCCGGATCCAACCCTCGATATAGGGGGAGGCAACCATCAGGTCTTTCATCGCCTCGCGTCCGGAGTGCGCGATCATCGTCGTAGCGATCCGACGCGCCCTAGCCGAACCAAGCTTCTGAGCAATCGGAACCGCGACGTTCTTCAGGATCCCCAGCTTGAACGTGTAAACCGCCGGTTCAAGCGCCCTTCTGATCGACCGTCCGAACTGATCAGTCAGCGAATAGTTCGCGGTACTGATCCCCTGCGGCGCAACCCTAGTCCCCAACTCGTTTGTGACGTACGACGCGAGATACGAGTCAGCAAGAATTGTTTGCTGGGCCTGGAACCCACCAATCGAAGCGGCAGCAAAAATCGCGAACCGGTCAAAGCCGCCGTCAATATCCGTCCAGGAAACAAGCTCTTCAAAGCCCGACTCGATCTGCGCCCCGCCTTCCTCGCTGATCAGCCCTGCCCTGTCGCGGTACTGATCAGTTATGAAAAGCGAAGACTCATTGACCGGCATCTTCAGGCTGCGTTACATCGAGAGGTAGACCCTGACCGGTATCAAACAAGCCCATTTCAAGCGCCTGCTCACGCAACATCGACTTGAAACGGCTGATCTCCTGCGGCGAGTACCCAGCGTCAGCCCAAAGCTGTTCCTGCGGCACCCCAAACGCGAGTTTCTTCACAAGCGAATCGACGTACTCGCTTTCAGAGCGCGTCTCCGGATTCTTCCACTCCACTTCAGCCATCGGGGAGTTCGCCTTCTCAAAATCACCCTCAACCGCGAAAGCAAGCCGCATAGCCTGTTCGATTGCTTCGCCGTAACTGCGCTGCTTGTCTCTGACGCGGTTCGCAAGACCCGACTCAGCGGCCTTCAGGGCATCACCGGAAGCATTGACGATCGAACCAAGAAGGTAATGCGGCGGGGTGCGCGTACGGGCCGCAAGGGACTGAATGCGCGACTCGATCGCTCGCGTGTAGTTCGAAAGGTCGTTCGCGGCAAACTCGCCAAACTTGGTATCAACGTCAGGGCTGACCCAAAGCCGGTTAACGGCGTGTTCGAACGGCTGAATAGGCTCGCCCGTAACTTCGTCAAACGGGATCTCCAAGCCGGTAGCCCAACGCTGACGAAACGCGCTGACCTCCGACGCAACCATCAGG